GCTGCCGCTCTGGGCCGCAAGACCGATGAACTGTTGACTACGGCTATGGACGCTGGCGCGAACGCAACCCAGATCGCTGACACCTCTGGTGCTCTCGTCAAGGCCGACATGCTCACCCTGTTCGAGACCTTTGGTTCGGCAGACATTCCCGAAGATGGTCAACGCTATCTCGCAATGTCGCCTGCTGGCTTTGCTGACCTGTTCAACATCACCGAGTTTGCAAGCTCGGACTATGTTGGTCCGCAGAACCTGCCCTTCGCTGGTGGCATGACCATGAAGGAGTTTCTGGGCTTCAAAATCTTCTCGACCTCTGCGGTTGCTGGCGGCAAGAACTTTGCCTACCACACCACCGCTGTTGGCCTTGGTGTGAACGCTGACGTTCAGACCGAGCTCAACTATGTGCCGGAGAAGGTTTCGCACCTCGCAACCTCGATGATGAGCATGGGGGCCACTGTCATTGACAGCAATGGCGTCTATGAAGTCCTCGACAACAACTAAGGAGAGTGACTCATGGCTTTCTCTGCTGCTAACCTGACGCGTCTCGCTGGTGGTTCTGGTGTCGCTCTCTGGCACTACACTTCGGCTGACGCGATTGCGACGGTCAACACTGCTGGTTACTTCAACGACGCAGCGAATATGCTGAACGTCCGCGATGTGATCATCGTTGTTGACTCGAACACTCCGACGACCAACCTCGTCAATGTTCTGTCTAACGACGGCTCGACGGTTGACGTGTCCGATGGCACGGCAATCGCTGAGACCGACGGCGACTAAGGAGAGGGGGGCTTCGGCCCCCCTTAACCAACATGCCAGCAAACACACCGATCAAGATTTGCTCGCGCGCGTTGATCCTCATTGGGGATGAGCCGCTTTCTTCCTTTGCCGATGGCACTGTTGCGTCTGACGTTGCAGACGCAATGTATGAGGACATTGCTCGCGCCTGTTTGGTGAACACTCGCTGGCGCTTTGCGACTAAGCAGGAGCAGCTTTCGCGCTTGGCTTCTGCGCCCACTGGCCGCTTTGACGCTGCCTACCAACTTCCTTCGGACAGCCTCATGGTCAACGCTGTCACGGTTAATGACCATCCGATTGTCTATGATATCTACAGCGATAAGGTATTCTGCGATGCGTCCGAGAATGAGACGCTGATCGCTGATTACATCTATCGCGCGGATGAGGCTGACTGGCCTCCATACTTCACTATCGCCGTTGAGTATGCGATGGCCGTTGTCTTTGCCACATCTGTGGCGCGCGACTCGTCTATGTCTCAGCTTATGGAGCGGCGCGCAGCTGTCCAGATGATGCAAGCACGTCGGCTCGACTCTCAGCAACAAACGACTCGCAAGCTCAACACTTCGAGGTTTATCGCTCAAAGGCTTAGCTGATGCAGAAGATTCGCATTCCTGTAACCAACTTTGCATTTGGCGAGGTCAGCGAATCTACATTGATGCGCACTGATACGCCTATCTATCAGTCGTCCGCTCAATCAATCACAAACATGATGATCTTGTCTGAGGGAGGCTTGAAGCGTCGGCCCGGATTTAAGGTGCTTGATAAGCTGGACCTTCATTCTGATGCGGCTCGTGACACTACGGTCACTTCTCAGGTCCGTTTGTTCCCGTTTATTTTTTCAGGTGATGAACAGTATCTCGTCGGGATATGCGATGCGTATCTATACTTTTGGCGCTATGATCCTTCTGATGGCAGCACCACGTATCTGATGAGTCTGTCTCAGGACGTTGATACAAATGCCCTGCCATTCGATAAGGATTATCTCCATGAATACACCTATGCCCAGTATGGCGATGTGATGTTTGTGGCGCATCCGCTCTTCATGGTTCGTCAAATTGTGCGCACTAGCCTGACCACATTTGAAGTCAGGACTATGACCTTCGATGAGCGCAATGATGGGGCTCTAACCTATCAGCCATACAGTTCCTTTCAGTCGTCTAGCACTACGCTTTCTGGATCAGGCACAACTGGCACTATCACATTGACCACGAGTGGCGATTACTTCGACACAACTGGCCTGCATGATGGCATCATTCTTCGCTACCACGATACTGAAGTTCAAATCACTTCAGTTACAAACGCAACAACCGCAACGGGCGTTGTGAACGGAACGCTTCGTCAAAGACTTTCCATCTTGAACCCATTCAGAACCATAGACGGGTCATCGACCGTTGAGGTTACGCACCTTAATCATGGGTTTTCTGGCGGTGAAACGATTGTATTTGAGGATGCGTCTGCTGTTGGCGGGATCAATACTGGCAACCTGAATGGCTCTCGCACGATCTCATCTATCATTGATGAGAACACATACACTTTTACTGCTGGCGGCACTGCCAATGACGCGGAAGATGGGGGCGGTTATGTAAAGGTCGTTACCTCAGCGGCAACAACAGTTTGGCAAGAGCAATCTTTCTCTGCGCTTCGGGGTTATCCTGCCGCCGTTTGCTTCCATGAAAATCGCCTTGTGTTTGGTGGAACGATTGCGCAGCCGGATTCAATCTGGATGAGCAAGAGTGGCGTCTTTTACAACTTTGAAGTTGGGCAAGCTGCTGACGCGGACGCGATCAATCTCGTCGGAGCAAACAGCGAAGTCCATGAGATCAGGCATATCAAGTCAAATCGCGACTTGCTTGTCTTTACTGCGACCTCTGAGCTCTATGTTCCGACTTATCTCAATCAGGCAATCACTCCAAGCAATGCTCAGATCAGGCGGCAAACTCCGTATGGCTCTATGTTCATTGAGCCGCATTCACTTGATGGGGCTACGCTGTTTGCTCAAATCGGTGGGCGTGTGATTAGGGAATACATCTACACGGATGCTGAGGATGCCTACAGCGCCACTGCTGTTTCGACCATCGCATCGCACCTCATCACTAATCCTAAGTCTCTGACTGTGTGTCACGGCGCATTCAATGGCGCTGAATCCTATGCTGCATTTCCCTGCACTTGCGGCAGGTTGACCATGTTCTCGTCAAACAGGGCTGAGAAGCGCGCTGGCTGGTTCAAGTTCTTAACCGATGGGTTCTTCTACGATGCTGCGTCTCTGGATGATCAGCTTTTTGTTCTTGCTTGGATTGATACTGGCGCTGGCTATGAGCTGGTTCTTGGTCAGTTTGACAATGATTATCTTTTAGATTGCTCTGATACCTATGCTGCGACTGCTGGTGTCGCTGATGTGTCTGCGATCTGGGATGATGGTGCTGAGCTTTCCGTCATTAATGCTGATGGAAACTACCTTGGCGAGTTTACGGTTGCGTCTGGTGATATTGATATTGGCGACACCGGTTACACCGATGATCTTCAGATTGGCTTGAAGTTTGATATCGAGATCAAGACAAACCCTATCGACGCAACGATTGCCAATGGACCGCAAACTGGCGAGATTCGCGGCATCACGACTGTTGTGTTGGACTTGGTTGACTCTCGCTCAGTTAGCGTGAACGGAAGGGTTACTCCGTTTAGCTCAACCATATCTGGCAAGAAGGAAGTCAGGCTGCTTGGATATGGGCGCGATCCTTCTGTGACAATAACTCAATCAAGCCCACTTGCCCTGCAAGTCAATGGCATCATCGCTGAGGTGGTAGTCTGATGTTCCCTGCACTCTTTATCGCAAGCTCTCTTGTTTCGACTGTAGGTGGCCTTGCAGGCGCTCAGGGGCAGGCAGCTTCTGCTGAGCTCAATGCCTTTAACATAGAGACGCAGAAGGTTCGCAATGAAGGGCTGGCCCTTCAACGAGCCAATGACAGATATCGTCAGTTCAAACTTGCCGAGTCGGCCAACAGAGCTCTTTTGTCTGGCGCAATGGGCCGAGATATTGGCGGCGCTGACCGCTCTGTTGCTGCATTCCTTCAGCGCAACCGAGAGACTGCCTATCGTGATCTGGACCGTATGGAGTCGCAGAAAGAGATGGAGTCGCTCAACTACGAAATCCAAGCAGCAAGTGAGCGTCGTCGTGCAGGTGATATTCGCACCAGCGGTTTCGTCAACGCATTCACTAGCGTAACAAGCACTCTGATGCGTTACGAACAAATCCGTATGCCGGGAGGGTAACATGGCTATCACTGCGCCTCGCGTTTTCACTGAGAGCACTCAGTACCAGAACCAGAACATTGGCGTGGCGCGTGTCTACGAGGGGGCTCAGACCGCAAGCGCCATCGTCAACGGTGCCAATGAGATTGCTGGCATTGCCTTCCGCTATGCTGCTGAGGATGCAGAACAGCAAGGGACTGAGATGGCTCAGTCAATCGAGCTTGCTGAGGTTATGGCTATTGATCCTAGCACGGGTGAGCCGGTGGCTCTTAACCAGATGGGTGGAATGGGCCGCATTGGTAGCGAAGCCTATCGCAATGTGATCAATGCTCGCTTTCAGCAAAGCATCGAAGAAGAAATCCGCAATCAAGCTCAGGTTCTCTCTGCCCAGTATGAACAGAATGCTGATGGCGTTGCCCTATATAGCGATGCGATGGCGGGGTACATCTCGTCTATGTCTGAGAATGCGACCGGCCAATGGCGCACGTTCATTGAAGACACTGGCACCACCTACCTGAACAGAACGCGCACGGCTCTTGCTGTTCGGCAAATGCGAGCTCAACGAGCTGCTATGGCTAGGCAAGCAAGAGCTGCAAACGCTCAGGCTGCTGCTGCGATGCAAGCATCTGTTGCTCAAGGTGGCCTTGCTGCGCTCGGGATTCCTCCTGCACAAACTGAATTTCGCAGCGTCGAGAGTGCGCTTTCAGCCCCGCTCAACATGGGCTCTGGTGGTTTGTCTTTTGGCGGCGCTTCTCCTATGGCGCTACAGGCTGGCGATGCTAGTCAGCCAACACTCAGCTATAGCGACCTTGGGCCTGCTGGCGCGATTGCCTACGACGTTGCGGTTGGCATCAATGACAATGTTGAAGCTGATATCCTTCCGCCCACGGCCTATGAGGGATGGAGCCGAGTAACTCGTGAGGCTGTGCTCAATGGCTATACTGAGCACTTCCTTGGCAACATTGATCTTACCGATCCGAATGCTGAGGATCAGCTTGACGCTCTGCGCTTTGCTATCAACTCGCGCAATGTTCCTGCAATCTTGCAGATAGCTCCAGAGTTTACTCCGTTTGTTAGCCTTATGGTCAACGATCCGCGTCTCATGGATGATTGGGATGGATACGCTAACCGACTCTTGCAGAACGCTGCTGATCTATCGAACATTCAAAGCGCCCCTGCCCGCAATGCTCAGCAAGCTGCCGATGCTTTGGCCGTTGCAAACATTGGCCTTGATACGAACGAGATTGCCGGGAATGTTCAGGCTAATGTTTTCTATGATGCGGCTCGTGGCGAATATGCTCGTGCTAGGGCTGATGGTATCTCTGGCGCTCTTTCGCTTGTTCAATACTCATTCAACACTGCAAGGGAAGAGCTTGATCCAGATCGGCGGGCTGCGCTTATTGAGCGAGGAGAAGCTGCGATTGATGCAAGCCTTCGTGGGATTGCAAGAGGTGTTGCGTCTCGCCTGACTTCTGACGAAATTGGATTGCTTCGCTCTGCGATTAACTCTGAAGATTATGGCGGTTCCGATGAAGCCGCAAGCATTTCTAGGTCTCTTGACCAGTTTGTTCCGTTCGATGGGGAAGTCTACGCAACATTCGACAACCTTCTAAGCGACCTTCAAGACTCGACATCTTATAGGCAGAACCAGCTTGAGTATTCTGCTGCGCAAGAAGTTCGAGATCGCATTGTTCCCGCGATGGATGAGTTGCCATTCCTTGATGGGGTGGCTCTAACTTCATCCGTTGGGGAAATCATCACATCTATTGCGGCAACGCCTAACCTTCTAGAAAGTGATCGTCTTCGCTTCACCAATCAAGCATATACGCTTGCTGCACAAGGCGCGATCAATGCCGCGTTCACAGGCTTGGACAACCTGAATGACGTTTCTCTAGCTCAGCAATACGCAGCAAACCCGCAGCTTGATGCGACCAGTTTGCCACAAGAAGTTAGGGATAGCATTGATCTTGCGCGCGAGTATGCAGGTCAGGCAGGTCAAGAACGCCTTGTCACCACCTCCGCAAATACCGCTGCTGATCTTAACCGTCGCAACATTCAAGCCCGAATGGAACGGGAAGAGCAAAACCGTATCGCCGCAGAGGCTATGCTTGGGATAAACCCTGAAGGAAGCGATGCTGCTGTTCTTCAGATGGTCAATGCAACGCGTGTGTCTCAGGGTGAACCCCCTCTGGAAGAACTTGGTGCAGCCTTTTTCCTTAGCCCAACGAGCATGTCTCGCTTTGGGAATGTGTTCAACGAAATCTACAACCGGCCCGGACTTGAGCCCCCTGGTTTGCTCGACGTATTCTCTGCTGCGGCGAACGGTGGCGGATTGAATTACACGGCCCTTTCTCACTGGGAAAACTATCGAACGATTGAGACTTCTTCCGGTGTGTTTCGTCGTGCTATTCAAGGAATGAGTGACGCCGAGATTGCTCGCCTTGACCTCATGCTTGAGCTGTCACGCATCATGCCGCTTGGCGACTTGGATGCTGTATCTCAAACAGCGAGAACTTACCTGAATGAGAACAGAGGGCAGATTGAGTTTGATGGCCGGTCGATCCCAGACATTGTGTCTGGGGCTTCGGGCTTTTCTGATCTTGGCCCTTTGCAGCAGCAAGCCATGACAGCTTTTGCTGAGTATGCAGCGGCAATGGCAAATACTGTACCCGGTTCGATTGACAGTCGAAGACAGCTTAGAAGGGTTATTGAGCGCGCGATCGATGCGAATTACCCGGAAGGCGATGGCAACGTCCACGATGTAAATGCTGATGGACGGCTTGTGCGCAGGACGCCATACGATCCTAACCGCTATCTTGGTGAGCACACGTCGGATTGGTACAACATTGTTCGTCGTGAATTGCAGGAGCAAACGAACGCTCCCGTTGTTTTCGCCGGGGAAATCGACATGAACCTCAGGGAATTGCAGCGCTTTCCCCCTGATGTTCGCTCAGCTCTAAGTCGGGATTTGGTTGATGGCACAAGTTATGTGACGCTGGTTCCGGTTGGCCCTGATAGCCGCGGTGGGATTAGCTATGTGGTCTATCAGGTAAATCGAGATACCCTTGAGATGGAGCCTGTCATCCATCAAAGCGGTGAGCTTGAAGGCTTGGTATTTCAGGTCAGCACTGCTGAGGAATCTATCCTTAACGTGATACAGCTTGATCAAGCATCCCAAGCTCAACGCGATATGGAGTATGGTCAGATGGTTCGTGGGGTGATGGACCAGCCAATGGACCTAGCGCCGGGTTTTGGTGATGTGCTTTCTGGCATAAGGGAAGGCATGACTGCTGATTTTGTTCCTGACTTAGATCAAATTGCCGAGTTGGAAAGCGAACTGAATGTAGCAAGGCAAGCAATGTCCAATGCAGGCGAGATGGGGCGCGAGCTAATGCGTCAAGAAGTCTTGGAGCTTCAGGCAATGTTGGTTGACTACATTCGCCGTTACAATGCGGCTAACAGGTAAGGATAGCCCCTATGGTTGTTGATCCAAGAACCGTTGGCCCTGCGCCCCTTGTGGGCGGTCAGTCTATTAACTTTTCTCGACCTACCTTTGGGGAAAGCTGGTCCGCGTCTACTGGGTTTTATCTTGATCCAATCGCTGAGCGGTTTCGTAATGTCTCTCAGTACGGCCTGACACCTGACCCTGACTATGACTGGCGGTCTGGCATTCCTGAGGGAATGAGCCAGTTTGCTGGTGCCTATGCCAGAGCTGTGAACGCAGATCATGCGGCTGAAATTACTAGGGCAATCAACGAGTCTCTTAATCGACGCGATGTGATGGCTCGGGCTCCGTTCGCTCAGCAATTTGCTGCCGAGATGCTGGTCCCAATCAACTTTATTGGCCTTCCTGTAGCGGGTCCTGCATCCGCTGGTATTCGCGGCATTGGTGGCGCGGCCCTTCGTGGTGGCGTTGCCGCTGGTGCTACTGAGGCTTTGCTGTCTGGTGTGGCTAGTGTTTCCGATCCGACAATCACTGGATCGGAGATTGCGGCCAATTCGCTATTCACTGGTTTGTTTGGCGGTGCGCTGACGGGTGGTGCATCTATTCCTGCGGCTCGTCGTCTTGGCGTTCAACAGCAAATGCAAGCTCAGTTTGCAATGATGGATCGCCTTGCCACCTTGGCTGGTCGTCGTGGCAATGTTGACTTTGAGTCGCTTGCTTCGGCCCCTGCGCGTGAGAACCGGGCTCTCGGTCAGGATGATACTGTTGAGACTGTTCATGCCGAGTTTGAACAAAGAGCTGCGGCTTTGCAGCGTGAGCTTGATCAGCTTGAACCCGGCTCCGGCGAGTCTCGCATTGTTCAAGATCAACTTGATGAGCTGAGGGCGCAGCAACAGCCATACAGTCAAGAATTGTACCTTCGTGATATTGAGGCTGAGGGCCTTAATGTCAGCGACTTGTATCGCCCCGCTGCTGGTGGAGACAATTGGTTCTTGAACTGGGTAAGCACTCCCATGCGCAGAGCCTACACTTCCAACTGGGGCAATGAGGTTAAGCGCACGTTTCATCTGCTGGCCGGTGATGGCGGAACTCAACTCAATCTTCACCTTGCTGGTCAAACGGATGGCCTGTCTGTATATCAAAGGTCGGCTACTGAGATGGGTCAGTACGCCAATGTCCATCTTCGCGTTCTTCAATCTTGGGCTGATGATACTAACGCCCCTTCGATTGGTAGCTCTCGACTGGCTGGCACTGACTTGAATACAACAAGCATGGCTCGCCGCCTTCAAAATACCGGGGATGACTTTGCTTCGTGGATCACTGAGGTCAACCGTCGTCGCGTGATGGGCGAAGAAATGTCAGAGGCTCAAGCCGCTGCCGCTGCTGAGATTGATCGTTACTTCACGTCTTGGGAACAGCGCCTTATTGAAACTGGTCAGATTCGCACCAGAGAAAACATGGGGCGTCAGATCAATCGCCTTGAGGATGAGATAAGCGCGCTTGAGCCTGAGCTTGCTCGCGCTGAAGCTGGTGGCCGCACTGACCGTCCTGCTGCCGCAATGGAGGGAACGCTTCGCTCGCGTCAGGAGCTCTTGGCTGAGCTCCAATTTGAACTTGAGAACTTGCCTGCGAGCCAGCGTGTTGAGCCTTACAACCCGCGCTACTGGAACACTGGTGAGATTAGGCGTAACCGTGATCGCTTTGCTCAGATTCTCAGAGAGCACTATGAAGAGAGCCCATATATCTTCACCTACAATAAGCAGGCTCGGAAGTGGGAGCGAACTCGGCTTTCCACCGATCCCGACGCAATCAATGCTCGTGTTGAAAACACTATCGACACTATCCTTGGTCAGCGTCAGGACGTGGTCGAAGTTTCTGAGCTTTACGTTGGTTCTGGTCGTGGCGGCAATATCCGCGCGCGTCAGCTCGATATTCCAAACTCTCGGGTCTGGGAGTTTATCGAACAGAACCCAATGATTACTCTGCGCAACTATGCTGCAAGGACTGCGCCTCAGTATCACTTCCGCAGAACCTTTGGCGGCAAGACGCGTGAACAGGTTGTTGATCAGCTTCGCAGTCAAATGATGCGGGAT